TAAGTGAAAATAGTAATTAATAACCATAGAGCAGTAAGTTGGAACAAGATATATTCAGCAGGACATTGGCATACCAGACAGAAGTTAGCCAAAAAAATACACAAGCTGGTTAAGTTTACCGCTTTCCAGCAAGCTAAAGGCAAGCCTGAGTTTAAAAACAGGGTGGATATTAGCATTGTTGGTTATTATAAGGACAAGAGAAGGCACGACTCGGATAACATTGCCCATAAATGTTACATTGATGGGCTAAAAAGGATGGTGGTTGAAGATGATGACACTAGATATATAAGGAAGGTAACAACCGAAGCCAGGATAGGCCAGAAGGAAGATAAATTAATAATAAGAATAAAGGAGATATGAAAAAAGATTATTATATCAAGAATATTATTTTAGCCATATTCTATATTATATCCTTGATTTTTGTGATTTTTGTCTGTTTTTTTTGGGGGTGGATAGGAGGTTTGTTGTTGTGGTATGTGGGAGGTATGAGATGAGCAAGGGATATGTTAAAAGCCCTACATGTCTAAAGAAGTTGCACAATAATGTTAGAAGAAAAAAACGAGGTAAAGGATTAGAGCTTAAAAATTGGTTTTGTCAGATGTGTGGGGAAAACAAAAAACCAACAGAAGAAAAGTTTTTTATCTGCTTGGATTGCTTAAAAAGGAACAAACAACAAAGTTAGTTAAGAGAGGAAATATCAATATGAAAAAGATAACTAAGCGACCAAGTAAACAACCTACTACAAAAAGGGCTATTAAGAAGCAACAGTTAGTCCAGCTTTGGAAAGATACTAGGGGGCATATTAGTGATATGTGCAGGGCTGTTGGTGTTACTAGGAAAACCTTTTATAGCTGGCTTAAAAAAGACCCTAAGTTTAATAGGGCTATACAGGATGCTGAAGCGGAACTTAATGATGATGTACATAGGGCATTAATTCAGTGTATAGCCGATGGTAAAGAATCTAGTATTCACTTTTACTTAAAGAAAAGGCACCCTAAGTATAAAAATACTAATATTGGGGTTGACCCCAAGGTTAAAAGAAGAATTGTAGCAGAAGAATTTTTTAAATAACATGATAGATTATATTGAAAAAATACGAAAGCTTGATATTGTTAATAAGGAAGGTCAAACAGTCCCTTTTATTCTTAATAGGGAACAGGAACGGTTTTTAAAGGAAGCTAGTGGTAGGGATATAATTCTTAAATCTAGGCAGATAGGGTTTAGTAGTCTTATATTAGCAATGTTTACGATTGATTTTCTACTAGTAAAGAACTCAAGGGCTGTCTGTATAAGTCATGACGGGGATTCAGCAATGAAGTTACTAGATAGGGTTAAGTTTTTTATTGAATCGGCTAAACTAAAAGGATTAGGAATAAAATTAAAGTACAATAGTAGGCAAGAAATGTTTAATAGCGACAAAAATAGTAGTTTTTATATTGGTAAGGCTGGTAGTAAGTCTTTTGGTAGGGGTGATACCCTAACTAATCTACACTTATCTGAATTGGCCTGGTATGAAGACCCTGAACGGCTATTTGCTTCTGTTTTACAGGCAGTAGTACCAAGTGGTCGGGCTTTTATTGAAACCACGGCTAATGGCATGAATTATATGAAAAACTTCTGGGATAAATCTGAAGCTGGTGAAACTGGCTTTAAAACACACTTCTTTGATAATAGCTTTTATAGCAAGGACTTTTTAGAACAAAAGAAAAAGGAATTAGGGGATAAGTTCCCGCAGGAATACCCTAAGACGGCTATGGAAGCGTTTTTAAGTTCTGGTAGGCCATTTTTTGATAAAGAATCACTTAAAGTATATTTACAAGAAACAATCGATCCTATTAATGAATATAAGGGGCATTATGATTTACACATATAGGGAACCAGAACAAGGCGAACAAATAGTAATAGCGGCTGACCCCGCCGAAGGGAATGATTATAGTGCCTGGGTGGCATTATCTAAGCGTACCGCCGATGTAATTATGATTGGTAAGTCTAAAGAAGAATCAAGCCAGTTAGGCCACACTATAAACCATGTGGGTAAGTGGATTAATGCAAGAACCAACATCTTCCCTAGTATTGGTGTTGAACGCAATGTTGGCAGTGCTACTATTTATGTCCTTAAAACACTAAACTATCCAAACATATTTAAGATGCCCGACAGTTTTACTAAAAGGACTGACCAGGAACAGCATGAAAAGTACGGTTGGCACACCAATACAGCTACTAGACCTAAAATGTTAGATGATTTGGCCCTGGCTATAAGGCAAAAGGCTATTAAGATACCGTCTAAGATATTAATTGATGAACTTTACACTTTTGTTAGGAATGAAAAGACGGGTAAACCAGAAGCGGAAGTTGGGTGTCATGACGATTTAGTCATATCTTTGGCAATAGCATGGCAAATGTATTCATTAGTCGGGGTAGATTACAGCCTACAGACAAAAATACAGCCGCCTAATCCATTTGACTATATTAGGATCGGAGAACCAGATAGGGTTTACCCAAAGGAAAGGAATTTTAGAATAGGAGAGTAAAAAATCACATGAAAAGTTTACCAACAGTTGAACAAGCAAATTTAGACTCTTACTGGAATGTTGTCAGAAAATTAGACCCAGAACTTTACATGATTAAGGTGGCACTTCAAGAAACAAAGGTTAATCCCTTAATTATTCCTAGATTTATCCGGGCGTTAGGTAACTTGGCTTATGGAACTGGTTATGGGCAAGTAAGGACATTTGTGCAGGATAATGTAGTAACCCAGATTAAGGCAGAGGAAACAGATAACTTAGTCAAATCAATAGTAATTAAGGAAGAAATAATCAAGAAATTATTATAAAGGTTGGTTTACAATTAACTTTACAATAACCTTTACAATTAAGGAGGTTAAATGAATATTCTATTTACCCACTGCTGGCAAACAGGCAATACAGGTGATGTGGCTATCTGGAAAAGTATGGCGGAACATTTAAAGCCAGATGAACTTACTATTTGTTCCCAACAAACTGAACAATGGGATGTAGACCAGCTTAACCAGGTTGTTAAAACTAAAGTAGTTCCTTTGTTAACCACTGATGTTTTGGTTAACATGGCTGTTGTTATTAACCAGGGCGGTGGTTATATGAATGGGAATGTAATGAGGGAACACTTTCTTTATATGCGGATGGCTCAGCAACTTGGTAAACCTACTTTTTTTGGATCACAAACTTTTTTAGGGAAATTAAACCAAGAAGTCAAGGAGTTAGGCAGGGTTGTTTTAAATAATGCCAATCTGGTTGTAGCCAGGGAAGAACAATCATATAAACACATAACCGAATATATTGGAGCTAAAGGCAAGCACATTAAGTTATTGCCTGATGGCGTATTTACAGTTAAGGCTAAAAAGTATCCTAATATTCCTAAAAATGCCGTTAAGATAGCAATAAGGGGATATTTAGCCGATCATAGGTTATTAGAAGAAATTGCCAAGCTTGCTGATATGGTAGTTGACACAATGGCTCCTGTTGTTTTTATTCCCGTTGGTCATGGTAGCCGTGATGACAGGGTTCAAGCCAAAGAAATAGTAAAGATGATGAAACAAAAGGCTATTGTTATCCAAGACCGCCCTGATGCTGGACAGCTTATTGGTATACTTAAAGATGGTATTCTAATCTCTAATAGGTATCACGGCATTGTTTATTCTGCTTCTGCTTGCACTCCATTTGTGCCAATGACCCCAGACATAGATTATAAGATGCCAGGGCTGTTAAAAATGATTGATTATCCTTATTCTGAAATATTTAACACAAAGAATATTGTTGTAGGGGAGTTATACAAACACACTCTTGATGTTTGGAAGAATAGGGATAGAACCAGAAAGAAATTAGAAAAAACCATACCAGAAGTAAAAAGAAAGGCAGAGAGTGTATATGATGAAATCATCAAAACTATTAGGTAATTTTATCCAATGTTATATTGGCCACGCTGTTAATGATAATGTAAGGAGACAGGGTGTGTCCGGTGGGATTATTACCCAAACTTTCCTTTATTTACTAAAAACAAAGGCAATAGATGGGGCGGTTGTTAGCAGAATGAGAAAGAGAGTGCTACCCCAAACATTTATTGCCAGAACTCCTAAAGAAATAATATCGGCTGCTGACTCTGTTTATTATCCAGTTCCATTCATGCAGGGAGTTAATGAAATGAAAGAAACGCCTGGCAATTATGCGGTGGTGGGATTGCCTTGCCATTTTGGTTTGTTTGATCCGGTCAAGACAGTATTAGCTTTTAGTTTGTTCTGCAACCACACGCCAACAGCAGAAGCCACTAGAACCATCCTAAGAAATAATGAGATTAAGCCAGAAGATGTATTATCCTTAAAATATAGGAACTATCCCTGGCCTGGTGTGTTTACTGTTAAGACTAAGGATAAGACAGTAGAATTACCATCAACAACATCATGGCGAAGGCTAAGGGGCTTCTGGAGCTTAAAATGCAAGTTATGTCATGCCTGTATTCCAGATAAAGCTGATATTTGTGTAGGTGATCCGTGGGGGTTTGACTCATATCACAATGATTTAGGTAGTTCAGTATTAATTGTTAAAAGCCAGCGAGGGTATAAGATATTAAATGATATGGAGGGTAAGGGGTTGGTAAATTTGGATAAGATTAGCCATAAGGATGTAGTTAAGAACCAGGAAAATATGTTTAAAAGATGCAGTTGACACTAACTTTAAAAGTGTTATAAGTAATTAAATAGGTTCTAAAACCTAATAAGGTAAAGAACTGATAATAACGAAGTAGCTCCGACAAGAGCGGAGGAAGCTTCATTATAATCGGTTCTTTTTTTTATGGCAGGAAAATCACCATCATTATCAGAAATTCCCATCAGGGGAACTAAACCAGAAAGAAAAACTTTTGTTGATGTCATGCTTCACATGAGCATGGCAAGGGAAGATTTGGATGTCCGCAGGCCTAAATGGGACAAGATAGACGAACTGTTTCGCTCCTATATTGATACTAAAAATTGGCCATATAATTCAGTTGTATTTGATCCCCGCACTTTTACCTTTATCTTTGAAAAAACTTCTCGACTATTAGCTAATAAACTTAGGGGCAGGATGGTGCCAAGAGAGGGTGGAGATAGTTTAGGAGCCAGGATTAACAATGAGTTGCTAATGTTCCAGTGGGATGAAAACGAAAGGGTTGATGCTATGGGAATGCTGGCTAAATGGGCAATGATGGATCAGATCGCTAGAAAATACGGAGCTAGTTTTGCTATTTGTAAATATAGGTATGATAGGGGATTTAAAAGGGAAAATGGCAAGGTTAAATCAGTTCCTTTTTATGATGGTCCGGATTTTAAAATTTGTTCTCCAAGAGATGTATTAGCCAACCCTTCTTACTCTGCTGTTAAACAATGGTTCCAATATCGGGAATATGTTACTTTTGATGAATTGACAAGGATTAATGATGTTGCCAGAGGTAAACCAATTTATAAGAACCTAGATATTTTAAGAGATGCTTTAAAAAAAGACAAGGGAAAAGTAGCTGACACAAGAGCATCAAATTTCATGCTTAAAAACAAATCTCTTAAAGGCCTACAGGATTATTTAGGCAGAGATGAGGTTTTTAAAACAGTAGAAGTAGTAACAGAATATAGAAACGATAGGTGGATAACCTTTGCTCCCAAGCATGGTATTATTCTTCGGGATATTCCTAATCCTTACGACCACCAGCAAATTCCAGTAGTAATGCTTAAATATTACAGCATTGATGATGATTTATATGGATTGTCGGAGGTTGAGCCAGTAGAAAGAATCCAGCGGGGTATTAATGCCTTGATAAATCAGTATTTAGACTCAATTAACATGAGTTTATACATGCCTTTAAAAATCAGGGCTACTGGCGTTCAGATGCACACCTTAGAGTTTGGCCCCGGTAAAAAATGGATTATGAATGACCCATTGACAGATGTGGTTCCCCATGAAGGCAGTATTAAGGGTGTGTCAGAATTTGCTTCTACATATAGGTTTTTAGTAGGGGCTTTACAAGAGGCGGTAGGAGAAACATCAGCTCAAACTTCAGGGATGGTTCCTGGGCGACAGGATCGGACTGCTACAGAAATTATGGCAAGCGAAACCCAGAAAAATGCCAGGGATAACTTTAACCAACTATTTTTAAAAGAAGCCATTAAAAAACAGATGATGTTCTGGCACTCCATGAATAAGCAGTTTTTATTTAGCGACCCAAGGGAACAGCAAAAGGTTATTAGGATTGTGGGTAGGGATGCAATTAGATATTTCCAAAAGATGGGTTTAGACAATTTTGCGATTGATGAGGAACAGGCGAAGATGATGGCGGATGCAATTGCTAATGGGGCAGATATTAATGTCCAAGAATTTGGTCCACCTCAATTCCCAGTTGAAGTGGAAGGAGAGATTAAGACTAAGTTTGAAGTTGAAGAAGGCGGAGAGGTTGGAAAGCTAATTATTGAGCCAGAAGATTTATCTGGGAATTATGATTTTATTCCTGATGTGGAGTCAATGCAACTGCCTACTGATGAACAAAAAGGAATAATGAAACGGCAATTATTAGAAATGGTAAGAGATCCAAATACAGTAACGCTTTTAGCAAATGAAGGCGTAAAGGTTAAATTAAAGGAATTATTGGAAGATGCTTTTGAAGATACCGGATTAAAAGATGCAGAAAAATATTTTGAAAAAATAGAACAGCCCTTAATGATGGGGCAGGAAGGACAAAATGCCCAAGCTCAGCAAGCAGGAGGAGTTGGCCCTCAAGCAGGCCAGGCAGGTCAAGGAAATGTGCCAGCAGGAGGGTTGGAGTCAGGTATTGGAGCCATGGCTGGTCGTTAAAAGAGATCAATCATTTCCAGACCCCTCGGCAATGACAGATGAAAAGAAGTTTTATCATGCAGCTGTTTCAGCCAGCATGTTTAAAAAGGTAATAACAGAGATATTAATGTTTGTTAAACAACAGGAAGAAACATTAAAGGCCTTGAATAAAAAGAAATATGGCAAGGAAGATACACAATTTAAAATTGGTCAATGAAAGGAGGTAAAAATGCCAGTAAGGTTAGTTAATACTCAAAATCTAAAAGATGACGGAGCCGTAGATGACCCTGAATATAATCCGGCAATTAGTGATCTTTTTTTTGATGGAAATAAATACTCATTTGGACCAACCGAAAAAATGGTTTTACCGGGTCATGCAGAAGATGATGTAACAGGAGAGGTAAAAGTAGACGATTCGACCAGTACATTAAAAGATGCTAATGATGCACCAGTAAGGAGTTAATATGCCATTTGGAAAACCTAGAACTAATGCTCAAAGACGAGCAAGACATAAAAAGAAGTATGGGAGTCTTAAGAATTTTCCTAAAAAAAGAAAGGGAAAAAATAGAAAGTAAAGAAATATGGAAAATCAATTAGATCCATTACCAAAAAGTGCAAGTAAATATTTTACTAAATATGGAGCTAATACTTTTAAGACAGAGTTAAAAGAATTACCTAAATGCGACCATGTTTTTAAGTTGGTAAAGGCACAAGAAACAGAATGTGTAAAGTGCCACATGGGTTTGTTTTTAAGTCCAAAGGATAAGGTTAAAGACGGACATATTTATAGAAACGGAAAACTTGTGATTTGAATTCTGGCTAGTCTGTCCATTAGCCAGAATTCAGCTCATAAGGGCTGAACAATAATAAGCTCGTAATGCCTACGATACAGGCATGAAAGGAGATTGGAATGGCAGACCAATCAAAGGCAGAAATTTCTGCTGAGAATACAGATACTCAGCAAGCATCAATGCCTGATGCAGAACAAAAAACGGCTGATCCAGAGGTTCCTCAAGCAGCTAGTCCGCAAGGAGAAGGCCAGCAAGAAACCAAAGGTAAAGAGGCTAAGTTGCCTGAAGGTGTTAAGGAACGCACGACCAAAGAGTTCCAGAAGCTTAGAAAACAGCTTGCAGAAGAACGGTCAAAGCGGGTAAAGGCTGAAAAAGTTTTTACCGACCTTGGACAAATACCGCAGCCTGTAGACCAGGCTCAACCGCAACAACAGCCAACGGTCCCAAGTTATTTTAATCCTGAAACGGGAGAAATTGATGTTTCCCGGTTGGAACAGCAAAATATTCAACTGAGAAATCAGGTAGCCCAATTAGGACAACAGGTACAAGGAATAACTGATGCAGAACAATACAAGCAAGAGCAGGAAGCATATGCAGCCTACCCTGAATTAGACCCTAATCGGGATGAGTTTAATCAAACATTCCACAACGCTGTTTCTGGCTATCTTACCAATACTCTTTTAAAAGGAGATAGAGTAACTTTTAAGACCGCAGCTGATAATATTGCTGGTTTGAGTAAAAAAGAAGTCAAAAAGGCTGAAAAAGCAGGAGCAGACAAGGCCCTTGAACAGCTAACGCCAAAAGAGCAAGCGTCTCTTGAGGCAGCGGGGCGCTCTGATAAGCGAAAAGCATCGCCTGAAGAATTAGAAGAATTAAGACGAAGGACAAGACAGTCTAGCAATTCAAAAGATTCTTTAGATGCGATCGTAACAAGATTAAGAAGAAGCACCCCGTCAAATTAATATTTGATCGGAGGTGAAAATTAAAATATGGCATACGGATTAGCTACATGGAAAAATACCAGTGGTGGTCTGTCAACAGATGTTGATGAGTCAATGCGTGAGGACCTATTAGACATTATTACAGATGTCAGTCCTGACGATAATCCCTTGGCAACTATACTTGGAAAAAGCACGGCAAGCCAACCGATTCATCAATGGTTAGAAGACTATATTTCCCGTAAGTCTAGCCAGTCAACTAGTGTTGAAGGGGCGGCTGCTACTTATGCAGACTTGAATGCTCCTGTAAGAAGGGCTAATAGCTGTGAAATTATAGAACAGACCTACAGAGTATCCGGTACTGAGTTAGATACAACTCAGGCAGGCATGGGCAACCCATTAGACTATCAGGCTGGAAAAGCACTCAGAGAGTGGAAAAACCAACTTGAATACGACATTATTAATGGAGCCTTAGCCTCTGGTTCATCTGGTGTTGCAAGAACAATGGCAGGATTAAAATCTGTCATTACTAGCCACTTTACAAGTAGAAATTCTGGAAGCTCATTGTCTGAATCTGGATTTAACAACTTAGTTAAATTAGTTTGGGATGATGTTGGGCACAGTGATGTTTTTGATACAGTTTTGACTACATTCCAGTT